ACTAATCTTATGAATTGAATTGTTGTTGTATTAGTTATAGTCTTGCACATATCTTTTGAGTATTGCTTTTTCGTAGAAGTAGACCATTATTATTATTTATGTAGTCAAGATATCACGCGCGCGCCTAATCCTAAGATCAATAGTAGTATATAGTTACCCCCCACCTATGTAATCCGTGAAACGCCCCCCTAACGCTGTTCTAGGTAAGCGTCCCGTTTTGAGTGCTTTATTTCACAGTAGTTGAGTAGGGATCCTATTCTAAAATATGAAATATATCACTTATAACTTGATCAGTGCCCCGGTGCGTATTAACTGGAACATGTGTCACATGCCACAGTAATACAATTAACAGTATCCCTTATAATATGACATTTTTTGAACCCGATATGAATTATTTCAATTAGTAGATATAAGTGATCCTGTTCTCGTATTTTAATTCAAATTAACTCTTGACATGTGATATTTATTGATATATACTTATAAATGAAAGGAGGTGCTCATAATATGACTACGAAATCTGTTAACAGGAAAGCTGTTTATATTGACACACGGTTATGGGATAAGCTTCATAAAGAAGCGGTTGAGAACTTTGATTCAGTAACTACTATCCTAAAAAACGCAGTCCTTTGCTATTACAAGCTAGGACAGTTCAGTGAAAATAATAAAACTACAGAGGAACCGCGGAAACCAATTCTACAAGCAAACAATGTAGATGATTTCTAATAATATAATATATATATATATTTTTGTTAATCTTTTGTATTTTATATATATTATTATTTTTAGAGGAGGTGCCATATGGCAGATGCTTCAAGCCCAGATTGGAATGACATTAACAGAGAATATATGGAAAGCCGCGATCAGCGCGCTGACATCTCTGAAGAGGAGGCGCGAGCTCGAAGGTCGCTTGAGGAGGAGGGACCTGACATGGATGTGGAGATAGGGCCGCCGCCGGGGCTGGCCACCACAACCACGTGGAACGACAACACGACGCTTGTACCGGGGCAGATCGGAGACCTGAACGTCACGACTGAGGCCAACCAACCCGCCTACTACAGCTACACAAGCCCAGCCATAGATAAGGAAGCGATTAAGGAGGCCCTGAGAGAGGTCCTGATCGAGATGAGGGAAGAGGACTGCAACTTCATTAGCTGGTTGCAGATGAAGTATATGACCATCCCGGTAGTTCAGAAAAAGAAGAAACGGAGGAAGCGCAATGCAACAGTCAGATTATCCCCATCCGGGGCAGGTTCTGCAGGAATTGCTGTCTCTACTACGGGATATGCGGCAGGATCAGCAACAAGTTCGGTACGATTTACAGAGCGGAGCGCTGAAGTCGGAGATGCACCACCTGATCAAAGAAGCCGTTAACGTTGCTCTCACTGAGGTGATCAACCAAGAACGAGAGAAGGACGAATCCTTTTTTGGGTTCATACAGAGGAGGAACCATGGACGAAATAGCCATGAGAACGAGCATGATATGCGTGCTGATTTGCGTGATTTCGCTGGTAATGGCGATCAACCTGCAGATCAATCGCCGTTTTAACGAGCGAAAGAGACGTAGGGCCGCGAGGCGGATAGCCGATCATCAGCGTGTGCAGGAGCACAGGTATCAAGTGTATGGAGGAGCCAGGCAAAGTGGCCGCACCTACGCGACTACGGCAACGGCTGTTCAGGCTTCGCTACAGGCGCAGACGCAGCAGAGGCCGTTCGGAGAGCACCAGGAGATGGTCAACCAAATGCTGCAGGATCAGATGTACCGGCACTTTGACCAGACACCGCCGCTTGCTCCTGAGATAGATAAGCTGTTCAGGCAAAAAGAGGAGATTAAACTTAAATCAGAGATAGCTGAGCCGTTCTGGGCCTGGCATGATAGGAGGGAGCATGAAACCAAACGAATGGTGGCTAACGATATTGCAGGTCGCTGCGCCGATAGCAGCATTCAGCCTGGGCATCCCGATTATGGGATGGTTTTTAGTGACGTGGCTCGTGTGGTTCGGGATAGCGGAGTGGCAAGCCAAAGCTCGGACAGGCAAGACGCTGTCGCAATGGGTTTGGACCCTGCCACGCTGGAAACGCGTGATCATATCAGTGATAATGGTGAGCGGGATGGGGGCATTAGCCTTCCATTTCATCTGGGGAACGAGCAAGGAGGGATCTACTAAATGAACGATATTCAACTGCAATTAGACGAAATAAACGGTAAAATCCAGCGAATTGAGCAATATCTGGTTCTGGCTGGAATTATCCCACCGCCGGACGCCAAGGACGACCATATAGTGGTACAGCCACACTGGGCATTTGAGGATCCGGAAAAAGACAACAAATGGAGGACATGATGGAGAGTGTCTTCCCTATAATAATAATAACGCTGTCGTACGCGGCAGCATTGGTGTATGCTTGTAAAGGAATGGTTTGGCCAGGGACCTATTGGGGGTGTGCTGGCACTCTTAACTTTGCAGTACTGATGATGAGCAATGGCTAAAATGGTAATGGAATTGATCAAGAGGTGGAAGTGTTCAGAGTGTGGATACATCACTTTTATTAAGCCCCGGCTTGGGCACTGTCCTATGTGCTCATTTGGGAAGGATATAGTGTATGAGTGTCACCCTGAAGAATATGAAGATAATAGTTGACAATGTCTAAATAATTGAACATACTTATAGTATGGAACGTTCACTTATTGAAACGTACATATTATATAAGACAAACCCGGACAACGATGGCAAAGAAGACAGTTTCTTTGTATCGACGTTCGGGTTTTCTTTGAAGGAGCTTAGGCAAGCTAAGAAGCACCGCCCAGAGTGGGCGAAGGAAGTACTGGAGCTCCGACGAGCTCGATATGCAGAAAAACTCGGTGATGTAGATAAAGCACTATTCCAAGCCGCCAAATGTGGAGACACTAAGGCGGCTGATCTTTTATATAGGCGTTTCGACGGGTGGAACCCCCGCGTCGTGGAGCAAACGAACAACTTTTACAATTTCTCTGATATTGTGAAGGAATTAAAGGGGACGCACGGTGCCCGCAGATCTCAGTAGAGAAGACGCCAGATTGCTTTTTGAAAGAAGTCAGGCTGATCCAGTTTTCTTTTGTGAAAACATCTTAGGAGTACATCTGTGGGAAAAACAAAAGCAAATCATCGAAAGTGTAAGAGATCGTACCAACACATGTGTCGCAAGTGGTCACGGGGTTGGAAAGACGTTTGTTTCGGCGTGTACGACGTTGTGGTTCCTCTTCACCCATTATCAATCTCGGGTGATTACAACCGCACCTACGAACAGACAGGTGGAGAGCATTCTCTGGGCAGAGATCTGGAGCTTGTACAACAACAGTCGCGTCCCGCTTGGTGGCCGACTGTTGAAAACGTCCTTGAACATTGAGGAGAAATGGTTTGCTCTCGGACTTTCGACGGACGATCCGGATCGCTTTCAAGGTCATCACGCAAGGCATGTACTCTTGGTTATGGACGAAGCTCCAGGTGTTGATGCGAAGATATATGAAGCGGCGCAAGGCATCTTAACGCAGGACCATTCCAAATGTTTATTGATCGGAAACCCGACATCCTCGTCGGGGCCGTTCTTTGATAAGTTTAGTATGAGGACATGGAATCCGTTTTATATTTCATGTTACGATTCACCGGCTATTGAAGATCCGGAGAAGTACCCCGCGCTTACGACGATGAAGTGGATCCACGAGCGTAAGGAGGAATGGGGCGAATCGTCGCCGATGTTTGTCTCGCGTGTGCTCGGACAGTTTCCGGAAGAGGGCGAAGACACGTTGATCCCGTTGGCTTGGTGCGAACGGGCCGTTCAGCGGCGATTCAAGAAGGAGAGCAAGATACAAACGGATAAGATTTACCTGGGGTTGGACGTTGCGCGATATGGAACGAATAAAACTGTATTGACGACGTATCAACCAGACAGGGTGAAGCGCATCAAGGCGATCCAGAACCGATCGACTATGGATGCGGTGAATCTCGTTGTTTCGGAAGCAATATCGGCGGGCACCAAGTTGATGCAGGTGACCGTAGATGACACCGGGTTAGGAGGTGGGGTCACCGACAGATTGCGCGAATTGGGGTATCCGGTCTTGGCTATTAACTTTAGCCAGAAGCCCACCGACCCCATGCATTTCCGAGCGATACGAGATGAGATATTTTGGAACTTGAGAGAATTGTTCCGGTCCGATGAAATTGCAATTCCGGACAACCCAGCACTGATGGCCCAGTTATCGGCCATCAAATATAAGATTAACCCGCGTAACGGCCGCATTGAGATTGAGAACAAAGAAGAGATGCGGAAGAGGGGACTTAACAGCCCTGATGAGGCTGACAGTCTAGCTATCGCAGTGTGGGGCGCCAGAAGGATGAAGGCGTCAATGAGGTTTAGACGCATGGCCGGAGCACGCAGCAACAGCTACGTTGATAAGGTGTACTATTAAGGAGGACGCTATGGGAAGAGGAAATAAAGAAATCCGCTTAGCTGGAAAGACTTTTACAAATATACCTAAAGATGAGAGAAATACCAGAATCACAGCTGAAAGGTTGAGGATAAAACGTAAATTACGAAGTAATAAAACGATTGATGAAGGAGATACTAGAGAGTTAAGTCCTGGAACGCTTGATGATCAGATAAAGGCTACAGCTAAAGCGCATAAACGAAGAAAGAAGGATAAAAGATTGGCAGATTTAGTAGCGGAGGAGAAACGTCGTAGACGTAAGGGACTAGTCCCTATAAATAAATAGAATAATGCCGTTCAAAAGCGAAAAACAACGTAGATGGATGCACGCGAATAAACCTAAAATGGCCCGTAGGTGGGAGGCCGAGGAGAGCAAACATGG